ATCCACTTTCCTAATACTGTTGATTCTGAAATTGGTTGTGGAATAAGTGGTCGTTTACCTGACACAGATTCTTGGTAACCCTCTAAATAATCTCCATCTCTTAAAAATGGTTTATCATTTACATAAGATTTATGAAATTTTAATTTTGTAGCCAGGTGCATAGCAGGGTCGTCTTTAATCCAAGAATCATAAAAGTCAAACTGGTGTATTTTAAATGATTGCGCTAAGGACAATTGCTGTTTAGTCAAATTTTGAGATTGTGTTACTTGGTGGTTTTGAATAATAGCATATGGAAATGTTAATGTTTGACCATCTTCTCTCTCATATATTCCGAAAGGATCTTGAATATTGTAGTTAGCAGGCATAAAATGCAAAACAGTATCTTTAAGGCCTTCATATATTCCCATTTTATTTATAAATTTTAAAGTTATAGGAAACCAAAGGCTGGTTTTATCCCTAAAAAGTAGTCTGGTCTTAGCTTCTTGATATAATATTTGAGGATCATCCGTATAATCTAACTCTTCACCTACTGCCAAGTCTTTTTGAAAGGCCATTTCTTTTAGTGCAGTCGCCTTGTTTGGCATAGACATATTATTTAAACCTAAATCATCTGCAACATCCTCAAAAGACTTGTCTTGATCATATGGAGGTATTTGGAGTTGTTCTATATTAGAGGCACCACTTGTTAATCTATATTCGGGAGTAATACCACTTGTTTCAGCTTTTTCCATCCATTTAGGTTTAAAATCGCTTGATCCTGGCATTTCTAAACCAAGATATTTCCACAATACAATAGGTTGTGCGTTACCTATATCTAATATGCGTGTTGTGGATCCATAAAATTCTTCTGTTGGAAATTTTATTCTATTTATAAAATCTTGTTGAGATTTAGTTATGCCAATACCAATAAAAGCTGAAATGGTTCCTCCTGCGTTTGAATAATTAGGAGACAAGTTTTCTACTGTTGGGAAAAAATCATTTATATCTGAAGATATATTAGGGTTAAAACTTTCTCTCTCATTTACCCTTATTTGCAGTTGGTTTTTATTGACATAAGATTTTATTTCTGATAAAGGAACCTTATCTTCTGCTTTATAGCCTTTTGCTTTTATATAGCCTTCTAAATCATACCATTCTAATTCTTTTTTAGAAACTCCTTTAGATAATTTATTTATAAGGCTTTTTGCCTTTATTGAGGTTCCTTCTCCGAATTGTTCAATATTTGATTCGATTTTAGATTTCCATTTTGGGATGATGAGTCTGTAACTATCTTTTCCTCCTGTAAAAGACCCTGTTTCATCAAATGTTTTTTTAGTATCTTTACTACTGATGGCATATCCTGCAAAATTTGTTCTATTTCTGGTCGCATCAATTCCCTCAGATGCTCTTGTTGTGGTAAAATTGTCATTTAATTCGCTCCTTAATTTAACTGCGTTTGTAAAATCATCGGCATCCTTTTTAGCTCCATAGGTACTAAATAGTTGTTTCATTAATACCCAGGAAATTGCTTGTGCGCCTCTTATACTAACTCCTAATTCTTTTGCAACTCCTTCCATTGCATTGTTTAAAAGTCTTAACTGAGTTGGATTGAAAGCCTCTCCTTTAAATACATCCCCAGTTGCAACCTGGTATAATCTATTCATCCATAAATCATTTACTGAAAGATCTACTCCATTTAATACACCTATCATTGCGCCTATTTTAGGGCCAAACACCATAGCATTATATGTAGGTAAATCTACCCCTTTTCTTTTGTCTGATGTTGTGGCTGCTTCTGGTTTAAGACCCATTGCTTTTAATTCTGTTTTTAATTTTCCTACAGTTGTTGGTAATATTAACCAATCCTCAACAGCTTTGTAACTTCCAAAATGTTCAACCAAAGTTTGTAATTTATTAAGTTGGCTTTTCATAATAGGCTCACCAAGTCTATTAACATTAAGTCCATCTGGTTTTTTTACATTAAATTCACCTGTATTTAAATAGTTGTCAAGAAAATATAATCCTGCATTATAATTTTCATTTAAACCTGTTCCCTGTGATGTTATTCCTGTTAATATTTTCCATAATGAATTAATATTTGTGTCATTTAATTCTGGATATTCTTTAGCAGTCTTATCTTTGACATATGTTATTTGGTCATCCCACCAGCCAACTTGATCTTGAACATCAAATCTGGGATCAGTCCTTAATAATCTAACAAAATCAACTATAGCTTCAGTTCTAAGCTCAAGCTCTTCAACAGTTGGGTTTTTTACAGGTTCTAAGATTTTGCCTTTCCTGTATTCATTTGCAATTTTTTCTTTTATAGTGTTTATGGTCACTTTTCCTGCTGCTAATCTTTCTGTTACCGAATCAGATACTATATCAAATAAATTGTATAGCTTATTATCTAAATCCTGTAAAGACTTTGGTATGGTTATTTTATCAAATATTTCTTCTTTAGGATTTAATACTTTTTGAACATAATTGTTAGACATTATAGTTTTTAAAATTATATCTTTTAATTCAACAGCTGTATAATTATCTTGTAATTCCTTACCAACTAAAGGAGGTGGAGACCAATGATCAAACACATTTTCTTCCCATTTGTCTAACTCTGTTTGGTCTACCTCTATTGTTTCAACTATTAATTCACCATTATCTGACAATGGTGCATCTGTATTTACTATAGAGTGTTGCTCTGGAAAAACTTCTTTGTAAGATTCTGCTGATAAATTGTTTTTTAATTTAACATCTATTTCTTGATTGCCTTTTTTTAATCCAGACTTTAAATTTTTAGGAACATTATAACCTCTTAATTCTATTCTGAATGATCCATTTAACATATTTTTTAAAGATGTAAAATTAATATCTGAAACCTCTGGCATTTTACTGTGGGTTCCCATATCTTCTTTAATAGTCATAAATAAATCTTCAAGCATATCCTCTGTAGATCTACCTTCATAATTTTGTAACATTATACCTGTAAACTCATCAAATGCAGATTTATGTTTTGCAATTATATTATCAAGAGCAGATATTACCTCTGGAGATAACTCACCTATTTGACCCATCTTTCCTTTATAAATATCAAGAGCTTCTGGCATTGGTTTTAGTAAGTCATATATATATGCTAAACTGAAAGCCTCTAAACCAGACTCTATAAATGGTGAATTTGGATTAGAATCAAAAGTTTCTTCAAATTCTAATATAAATTCATTTATTTTATCATTTAAGACTCCATTGTCGTTTGCGATTTGTTTCCAGGTTGGCTCGACAAGGGTTTCTTCAATTGTAGTGAGTACAGACGATTGTGGATTGATCTCGATTGCCCTGGTACCTGTATCTTGATCGAGTCTCCCAGATTTCCCTTCGATTTCAAAGCTGTATACTTTTTCGTTTTCGCCATAACCTAAACTCCTTTTTAATTTAATGTCAGTTATTTCAGCTGCTTTTAATTGATCTGCTGGTATTGCATTGAGATTGTATATATGTCCAACCATTTCAGACCATTCACTTAATGTTCCTACTTTTTGTTCATTTAATTGATTATATGTAATTTCTTGATTGTTTGTTATAACTAAATTTTGGCTAAAATTATTTAAAGATAATTGATGTGGGTGGACATCTCCATTTACTTTGAAAAATCCTGGCTTTTCAATTATTATGTCATTTCCTACCCTAAAATTTGGATTTAATTTATTTAATGTAATTAAATCTATATCTGTTAAAACAGATGCCTCTTTAAGGGTCATTTCGTTATGACCTTTAACTTTCTTTAGATTAAGTTTAGAGTCATAAGTAATCTCTTTTCTTGTGTCGTATTTAGAGTGTGTTTTAACAACATAAGATTCCAAATATTCAGCAATCTTTATTATTCCTTCTGTATTATATATATGTCCTATACCTTCAACATACATTGGGTGTTTACCTAAAATATTATTAAATGTACTTTTTTTGTCTATATATTTATCTCCATTAACATCTATTTTGTAAACAATTAAAGGTTTAATATCTACAATGGTACCATCTATAAAATGGAGCTTGCCATCAGATCCAATACTTCCATACTGATCTTTAAACATCCCTTCTCCAAACACCTCAATTTTATTTCCATTTTTATCAAGTATAAGCTCACCATTAGCATCTCTTTGGTATTTTTTTTCAAATATAGATTTTGTTAAACCTTTATCAGAAAGCTCTACTATCTTTTCTCCAAATAAATAACTTCCCAGAAACTGCTTGTACTGTGTTAATACATTTATATAATTAAGTAATTTTTCTGTTGATACCTCTTCCCACTTTTTGGTTTTTGTGTTATATAATTTTCTATTAGTAAATTCATAAGTAAATTCGTTTTTAGATGTATATACCTTTTTTGCTCCTACCTGCTCCAAGACCTTTTCTAAAGCAAAGTCCAGCCTTCCGAATGTAGGTATCATATTGTTCATTATTAATGTTTGGGTGTTTTGTAAAAGATGGAATTGTTCATCTTTGCTTAATTTTTTAAAATTTGATGGTTCTATTTTTTTTGCTATATGATTTGGGAGTTTTAAATCAATCACATTTAATATGTTATTTATTTTATTCTGCATTCCTGGTATATAAGTATTAGCAAAATATTTTTTATTTTCAGCAGATCTAAATCCGTGTTTAAAATTTCCAGTATTATGTAATAGGAGCATAGTAGACATATTTATTAACATATTCTTTTTACCTTCAGCAGTCCCAAAATGAGTATCTAAAGCCTTATAAAATGATGGAGATAACTGCTCCCAGGTATAAGATTGTTCTCTGTCTACTAATCCTTCTTCATTTGGGATTCCGTGCCTAAAATTTTTCATCCAGGTATCTATAAAATGTCCTGTTTCAAATGTTGCACCTGCAGCAAAACCTTGTCTAAACATATTTACCCAGGCCTCTAAGTTGGTGTTTGCTGTCTGAATGTTTCCACCTCTCCAAGTAATATTAAGTCCTGGTATTTTCCAGTTTTTTGAAGATGCTATATGTGGAAGAGAGGCACCAATACTAAAATCAATCATTGTTTTTTGAGCCATATCTCCCCAGGTCATATTATTCCATAAATCTCTATTTCCGTAATCTATTGCGCCTCCACCTAAAAATATTAATCCACTTTGAAGGGTTGGGTTTAAGTTACCAAATGCTGGAGCAGCTGAAAATGCTTGGCCAGTTAATTGAAATCTTGTAACTGTACCAAGAACAGGTGCAGCATAGTTTTGCATATAATATTGAATATTTCCCCAGGTACTATATTGGTCATCTGGAGTTAATGCAAATACTGTGTCCCAAGCTCTACCTTGGTAAGATCTTAAACCTCTTTCTTGCCACCATTGTTCTTCCATTTCATCTTGCATAGCTGAGTATGCTGCATTAGGTGTGTCGTATTTTTTAGAATGATTCCATTCGCTACCATTATAAAAAATCACATAGTGTTGCCCACTATCTTCAATATCCTTATTAGATCTTGCATCATCAAGGCTGTATGTACCTATGTTTTTTTTATCTTTAATTGATACAATACTATAAGGTGACCAAAAATGCATATCTTTTACATCTATTTCAGCATCGTTTTGCCAGGTAGACATTATCCCTTTACCCATTGATCCTAAAACATTTTCATCAAAAAAATCAATTCCAGATGTTATCCAGGTTCCTACTGCTGGGAAAAAATCTTTCTCCCACCACTTTGCATCTTGAATTGCTGAATCAACCCTTAATTGATTTGATACTCTCATATATTCAGCTTGCCAATCTGCATTTTTTTCAGACCAATTGTTTAACTCATATAAATAACTATCTGTAGAGGTTGGTATAAATTGACCAGTCTCTATATCATATAAAAAATAACCCTGTTTTTCTAACTCAAACCTTTTGTTGTTTATTTCTGGTTTTTTTGGTCTGGAACCTATTATTTTTTCTGTTTCGTCTTTTTCATCAGAAGGTAATACAGATTTCCAGGTCATTTCTTCAGTATAATCACCTTTAATAAAACCGTTTTTATCTAACAAGCCTGCCTTATCCATAGCATTTCTAACAATATAAGTGGGTATAATATTATATAAAGATTGAGGCCCAACTGAATCTATAAAACTATTCCAATCTTCATCAGATAAAGGTGATTTTAATCGGCCATTTGCTATATGTCCATTTTCTTCTGCCCACTTAGCTACTATCTGTCTAAACTCTTCATTACTACCTGCCCATTCACCTTTTAAACCATCTATAAATACTGTTCTAAATTCTTTACTATTAGTCGCATCAGCTATCTTTTTATCTCGCTCTTGATTTTCTTTATCTATTTTATTTTTTACTGATAGAGGAGCTGAGTCGTAATCTGGAAAAAATGTTTGTAAAACATCTATTCCACCCTCATCTTCTGATGTTACCTGGTATGCTCCCCCTAATTGATAAGAGGATTTTAATGCTTCTAATTCTTTTATTTCGTCTTGATTTATTGTTCCGTCATTTAATTTTGAAATTAATAATTCTAATTTTTGTTTATCTTCTGGTTTTATGGTTGGAGGTAATTTTAAAACTATTAATTTTTTATGAAATTTTTCATCTGTAGTAGTAACATTATATTCGTATTTTGGTGAACCGTCTGGATTAATTCCTACCTCAACTAATTCTCCATTTTGATATGTTCCATACTGTATTCCCATATCGTTTTGATTAACATTATCAACAGTAATGTTTATTTTTCCTTCAAGTTTACCAGACTCAATTAATTCTTTTGTTGTGGTTATTCCTTTATATATAGCAGCTTCTTCTCTTGTTCTTTCTGATACATCAAAAAAGTTTGGATCATTTAAATTTGCGAGCTTTTCATCTAATTTATCGTTTGCTCTTTTAACAATTCCATAACCGTCTTGATCATATAAATTATCTGGTACCGTATAACCTAATTTTGTAATGGAATTTTCAGAATAATCTTTTTGAAAATTATTGTAATTAGGAGAAATAACATCATTTATAATATAGTTAAAAAATTTAAATCCATCTGGCCCTATATTCCTTAATGCATCTTCTGGATTTTTTTGCATATAATCATATATTTCCATTGCAGCATTTATTTGGTCTGAATCTAATTCTCCAACTTGAAATCTTTCAGATGTTTGATCTTGAGGCCCAACATCAGACCTTGTGGAGCTTGGAAAAATAATGTTTGGCAAAACAACTCTTATTTTTTTACTATTATAATCCCAACTTGTGTTATCTATCGATAAGTCTATAGGTTTATATTTGTCTTTATTATTATTTGACCAGGAATTAGAGCCTGCCTCACTATTCCATTCTTCATCTTGTGCTGGATTTTGAGCAATAAAATCACTCATAATTATAACCCTTTCTGGTGTCTGTCATACTTTTTCTTCTGGGTATTAAGCTCTTCATTTGTATCATTATAATTAATAATTGATGTTTGGGAATCTAATATTATTTTCTTGATTTTTGGAGCTTGTGATTGTAAAAGTTTCCACAATTCCATTTGCCTTGATTGTGGTAATTCTTTGACCCAGGATAGTTGGAAAAATTCCGATGCTTTTATTCCTTTAAATTTCAAATTAAATTTACCACTACTTTGCGTAACTTCATATAAATCAATTCCAGGAAATTGAATTTCTAATTCTTCTATAGAATTTTTAAAACCATCAATTTCTTGTTTATATGTTGATGACTTACCTTCCAATTCACCTATGTAAGTTTTAAATTTTTCAGATTTACTATCAAATTCTTTTTGTTTGTTTATTTTTTTTATTTCATCTTTTTCATCTTTTAGTTTTTGTTTATACTCTGGGTTGTTCTTATGGGTAGAACCCAAAGGTGTATTCTTAAAATTTAAAGGATCTCTTTGCCAAGGGTATGCCTCATTATTCATTAAATGCAGACTATCTGTGGATGTTGCTTGTCCAGATTTAATTAAATTTACCATTTCATTATATCTTTTCTCTTTAGGTGACAAATGAGATGTTGGAGAAACATCTTTTAAATGTTCAAAACCTGTTGGAACAGGATTTGTGTTTTTAGCTATAGTTATACTGTCTGTTCTTGTTAGTTGCTGACCATTTAATAGTTTATTATAAGCTATCTCAAGATTTTTTTGCTCTATCATATTTGAAATATGCTTAGAAGGGTTTGTTGTAAATTTCTTTCTATCTTTTTCGGTTTCGTGTTTTTTGACAGCCTCATCTAATTTTGCTTTTTGCTGATCAGTTAAATCATTATATGTTCCCATTAATAACTCCCTTTCGGTGCTAATACCCAATTTCCTTCTGGATCTTCAACCCACCATTGGCCATTATGGAATGTTCCCCCTGGAGGCCCTTGATTATCTCCCATAGGAAGGTTTGGTGTTAACTGTCCAGCTGCATTATAATTTCCACCGTGAGCCATTGTATTCATTGCAGTAGTAAAATCAAAACCTTCACCACCAGCAAAACCAGCTTCTATTCCACCAGCAGCTTGTATACCCATACCTATAAGTCCAGATGTAAGGTTTTGGTCTCTTTGCGTTCTAATTTGATCTTGCTGTGTTGAAATATCATCTAACAGTTTTTTTCTTTGCATACTATAATTTCCAAAATCTTGGGTAGCCTGCTCTTGAGATTTACGATTAGCTTCTGCTAATTTAGTTGATTCTGCTGCTATAGTTTGTAATGTACCTTGACTTACTTTTCTTTTTAATTCGTCTGCTATAACTGAATTTTCTAAACCACTACCATATAAAGACCCCATTGTTGACTGGTTTTGTTGTCTTGCAATTTCTTGTGCTTGAGTAGATGTTCTATTAACCTGTTGACCAACATTTATACCACCTTGCATAGATTGTCTTTCCATTTGGTTGGCCATTCTAATTTCGCCTTGAGATCTTGATTTATATTTATTTAATGCATCAATTTGTTTGTTAGCACTTTGATAGCCAGAATACATATCATATCCTTGTTTTGCTACCATAGCTACTGCAAGCCAGGGAAATAATTCTTGTAGTCCTGTATCTGGATTTCTTGGTGCATTTTTATAACCTGCCTGGTTGGCTAATACATCAACCTCTTTTTGGTTCATATGCACCAAAACTTTATCTCCGTGCCTACCTTTATTAGCAGCTTTTTGTAGTGTTTCTTTCATTTAAATCTCCGTTCTTATGCTGTGAGGTAAGTCTCTGTCGGCATCTTCTAATGCTACCCTTTCAACCTCTGACATCCATTTTGCCCAATGTTTTTGATATAATTCTTCATTTGATCTTGCATTTAATATTGCAATAGCATAATCGCATAAACTTAGATGGTATTGAGCTGGTATAATAGGATATATATCTCCAAAAAGGTCGTGAATAATAACATCATCGAATTGTGGATCTTCTATTAAATCACTACCATCTTCTGTTCGTCTAATTTCCGTAATTTCTGCATTAACTTTTTCGTTTAAACCATTACTATAGTCGTCACCAGTATCAATGCGATTATCGTGATTAATAAAATCATCAAACTCATTAGCACCTTCATCATAATTACTTACAGTATATACTGACACCTCGTTTTCATAATCATAATAGTGATCAGACAATTCAGCAGTTAAATAAGAATTTAGTGTGTGAGGCCCATAATTTTCATTATTAGATATTGGAAAGGTATTTGTTAAAGCTAAATAAATTAACTTTTCTTGCTTTACTCTTGGTAATCTTATTTTTTGACCATTTAACGCATCTCCGACATCTGCATTTAAAGCAATTTTTAATCTTCCGTAGTTAGTCCCACCATTAGTAACCGATACACTTTGTAATGTGTTGGTTCCTCCTGCTCCTGCTACACCTGCCCAACTCCAGGATAATGATGCTCCAGAACCACCCCCTGTTATAGCATAGTGATTTGCACTTTCAATAGCATAACTTGATGTGGATTTATACTGTTGTTTACCTGTAACCCCAGTTATACCAGTTAATTCAGTAGTTAAAAATCTCATACATACAGGTTGGTTTTTTAATGCTGCTCCAGTAATTACTCCATCTGTAACAGTTAGATCTACTTGTGGTAAAGGTTTGTTTTCTGGATTTAAACCACCACCAGCTTTAACAGCAATATCCTGGTAATTATGCCAGGCAACTGTTGGATATAAAGAATAATAAATCCAATCATAGGTTGGATGTAAGTTATATTTAAATTGAGATGGTGATTCATCAAATCTAAAAATTTGATTAATTGCAAAATTTTGGGATTGATTTGCCATAGAGAGAGTCGCATAATAATTAATCATAATTTTATCTGTTGTTTTTGGTATTTTATCAAAGAACATTGTATATGCTCTTACATAATAACCATTTGGCTCCCCATCGTTTAAGTTGTTGTCTGATTTTCTATACACATCATATTCACCTATTGGCTTTATTCTTTTACCATTAACCCATACAGCGATTGGTTTTTTATAATCAGTTGGTAATTGTATTGAAGGTTTACCCTCTCGTGGAATGGCTGTATAAGTTTTTTCTAAAATATCAGCATTTCTTACCAACTCCCTTTCTGCTTCTCTTAATAATTCTTTTATGGTACTTTTGTTTCCATCTGTAAAGAGTAAGCACCTGTCTATTAAATCTGACCAACTTTTCATTATGCATCCTCCAGAGCTTTAACTCTTTCTTTTATTTTTTTCATTTCTAATTCTAAATCTCTCATTAATCTATCTAAAGTTGTAACTGCTTTAGATGTTGCTAAATCTTTTGGTTTTGTTCCTATACTCATTAATCATCTACCTCCAAAATTAATTTTCTAATTTTAAAGTCTCCTAATGTTTCTGGACACATTATATCTACTGAAACTGTCCTACAATTAGATACTAATGGTCTTACAACCATAGACTTTAAAAAACCCAAACTGGTAGGTATATCAATTACGGTACTTTGTCCTACTATTTCCTCGTATTCTGATATTGGATCTGTACTAATTGCTTTTCTTGTAGTTAAAATTAATGACCAATCTACTTTTGACTCGTAATGAATATATACTCTCCTAATCGTTTTACCCTTTGTTACATCATCAGTTAATTTTATTTGTCCTGTTTTTTTCCTCATTGCAGTTGGCTCGGTATTTACTGAAGGATTTAATGTATATAAAAATGTATCATTTGAATCTATTTCATCACTATCACCATCTTTAAATTTCCATTCTAAATCTAAACCAATAGAGGCAGCTGAAGAATCAGCATTAAAAGGGTATTGAGGTACATCGCCAACTAACCTATGTTTTAATGTTAATTTTGTTAAAGAATTATTAATCTCTTCAACCTCATAATAATTATAATCGTGGTTTGATCCAGATAATGTAGATTCGGTTGGTGTCCATTCTATTGGGTCGTCTGTACCCCAAGGTATTGATCCAGAATTAAATGTAACATCCCAAGGGCCGAGAAAATCTATTGTTGTTGAGGTTCCTGCAGAGGCATCAGTTAATGTCCTACCTAATGTTATTTTCATATCAGAACCTACATCGGCTATAGAAACTATTTCAGCACCTACATTGTTATCTTCGTCTGTTGCTCCAGATATTGCAATAATTTTGCTGCCTGCCATATTTCCTGTTATGTTTGCGCCAGTAATAAGAATTTCAGCTCTCCCAGCTCCATTATTTCCTGTAATCGCTATATTAGAGCTTGTGATAGTTTCGTTATGGCTGTCAAATACAGGCTCCTTCCCACTTTCAATTGTTTGAGAATATAGTGTGGAATTTGTGAATTTTTTATGTCTTATAATTTGTAATTTAAGATTTTCATCTGTAACAAAAGTTTCTGTTTCCTCTGATTGTGAATATCTATGTTCTCTCCATCTAACACTTCCAGATTCTAATGCTTGTAGATCTAAAATATAACTGTATGAAGATTTTTTAGGTAAAACTAAATGCAACTCTTTTCTTTCAACATCTACAGCTACTGTGGCTGAGGATGTAATATTATCCACATATTGGGAATGAATTGCGTGAGTTAAAGGTGTTGCATTAAAGTTTGTGTCTAACATATAAAATGCATCTGGGCCAGCAAAAAATACTAAATTTTCATAAGGTAAAATAGATTTTGGTGCCAAACACCCAATATTTCTTTCTGATTCTGCTAATGACCACCCAGATGGATCTACACTATTTATTGATAATCTAAATATTCCTTTAGTCATAAATATACATAAATCACTAAATAATGATTCTAATCCTACAATTTCACCACCTTGTAAATCTTCTAATTGAATAAAATTTGTAATAGGAACAACATCTGGTTTCCCTAACTCTGAATACATTACCCAATTTTTATGTGTTTCTTCATCTTGTGTTCCAGGTAATATCCTAACATTTGCAACATAGTTTCTTCCATCTATCCACTTGGCATATTTGTAATTAACCTTAGTTGATACCTCTCCTATTGAATGTGATGCACCTTTAATTTGACCAGTATCTATATATTGAAACATTATTTCTCCATTAGCTTGTTCCTGGATGTCTGTTTCACTTCTTAATGTAATTTCTTGGTGTATTGGTGTAAAATTATTATCGTCACTTACTGTATTTGGTAATTCATCATTAGTTCCTGCTTTTATTAAATTTTTATATGATTGGGTACCTGTATATTCGTTTCCAAATAAATTAAACTGCCTTCCGTTATAGGCACCAACAGCTTCTGAGCTGTAGTTTGAATCTTCTGCTGAGTGGTCAAAGGTAAACCAATTTTTGCCTCCAGCTTGTTGAGCTGCTTGACCTGTTAGAGCTACATCTCCATCTAATATTTTAAATATCCCACAAGATCTAATTCCATATCTTACTGGGTCATTTGTGTCCCAGTTTGTATGGTCAAAACCAACAGAAAATCGAATAGTATCATTCTGGTCTCCAGCTGCAAAAGTTACCCTTCCAACAAAACAAGATGTGTATGAGCCATTAAATGATGTTTGTTCTTGGAATACATTGTGGTCATCAGTTTCATTTCTAACAAGTATTCTTACCTGTTTGTCTGATCCAACATCTTCATATGTTTGTAAAATGTTAACACATATAATATAATCCCCTGCTCCATCTGATGCTAAAGTAAAATCTTGATATAATTTAGTATTAGTAAAACTTGCGTTGTGATATGGGTTTCTAACAACATAAGCACAATTCTGCATAAACCACCAAAATGAATCATCAAAACTATTTGAGGTTTGCCAGTTACCTAAAGAGCCTTGGGTTGTTTGTGTTGAATCTCCTTCTATTGTGTTAATGTCTGGATGTATAAAATTGCCATTTTTTAATAAATTATAATTATCTATAATAAGAGGAACATATTCTGCGCTTGAAAAATCTGGTGTTTCTGTATTTAAAACATAAAATGAATATTCTTCCCCACTTGAGCTTCCATATGATGCCTCTTGGTTAGGAATATCTACCACCGAAAAACACCTTAAATATTTCTCATAATATTCTGGACTGACTGTTCTGTGGAATAATTGATTAGTATTAGGCTCATCTGGTGCTGGTCTATGGTGATCGTGAGGATTCATCCAAGCTCCAAACTGATTTGGATTATTATGAATATCATCATTAAAGTGATAATTATGAAATGTTTCATTTACAGCTTTAAAATTTACCCTTAACCTTTCTCTACCTAACATATCTGCTTGACCAAAAACAGATGTTATCCAGTTTGGGCAAAAAAGATGGTTAAAACTTTTTCCAAAATCTACATAATGGTGTTCACCCCAACTAAATCCAGATGCTGATGCACTATGACCTTCAATGTCATTTACTCCCCTATAAGATTCGTGATCCCCATCAATCCCTTGATCACCTCCCATTGTAAATCCTTGTGGTGCAAAATCTATTGGGCCTCTATATAGTATATGGTCATCACCATCACCAACTGCTGGAGGATAAACAGCAGACCACCCATCACCATACCATTTTCCTATACCTTCATCTACATTTCCAAAATCTCCAACTTTATAGAAAAATACCCCTACACCACCTTTTCTTGTTGAATCGGTTCCTTCCCAGTAACTTGTATTAACAATACTTGCTCCACCAGTTGTAAGTTGAGCAAAACATCTATTAGTTAAAGATCTTTTGGTAGTTTCTGGGTCTGCACCAGTAGATGACATTTTTATTGTTGCCACTTTATAATATGTATTTAATTTGTCATCTCCAACTGGGTTTTCACATCTATATAACATTAGATGAGTTGTTCTTGGATTCCAACCGTCTTTATCATAATAAAATGAGAGTTTTACTGTAGAGTTATTAGTAGTTTCGGTTGGAGTAAAATCTATACCCCCTGCCTGTAGTCCTGCCTCTTGATTACCATCAAATGCAGGAACCATCTTGTATCTATATGCAGTATTTGGTGCAATACCAGGAGAATCTGCTGCTAAAGCTGTTTCGTCTTCTACCTTACCATATCTCCATCCCATAGGGAGTCTTGGGTCTGATTCTTTATCAAAGTAATAATCTTTAAATGTATGCTCTTGATAATCTCCAGATGTATCTTTATATAGTAAAAATTTTCTATCTATATATCCATACCAGGTAGGCCTATGAGCAATACCCATAGGCATCCTAATAACATTATTATGTATATGAAAACTAATGTCAGCTCTATTTGTGTCAAAAGAAGAAATCGTATTGACTGCTGTGTCTTCATATACATTAAAACCGTCACTTTCTTGAGTAATACCTCCAGCAGTTATCGAAATACGATAATTATCTGCTGGAAGATTCTCTGGCAAGCTCCAACTGTAATCCCCATCAGCACCTATATTTTCTGCTATAGGAGAATAAGGAACACCTATATCTGTTCCGTCTGACAAGGTGCTATGAGATGGGCCAGCCAACAAATGTATTGTTGCTGTTACTGGCATTAGCTATTCTCCGTTACACTCCAAGTTATAGAAAGATTATCACCAGTATATAACTGTTGTGATGTTGTTGGTGTATCTATAGATATAGTATCAAGAGTAGCTGCTACTGAAAAATATTCAGAATATGCAAATACATCATCATCTGCTGTGTCTACTATTTTTATTCTATAGTTAGCTCCAGAAGGAAGATTACTTCCACTATCAAGAGTAGCAAAATTAATAGATGCAGTATAAGCTCCAACTGCTGCTGTGGCTACATCATTGTTTGACAAATATAATGTTCCATCAGCTGCTTGAACATATACATCTACACTTGGGCCAAAGGTATCGTGATTTAATACATTAAATCCTGCTGTAACTGTATCATTATTATCAATTGAGCTATCAGCATTAATAGTTGTATCATCAAATTTAACACTCATACTTAATTTAACTCCTTTCCAGTCATCTTCAACAGCATCTTGATCGGATGTTAAATAAACCCACACTTCACCAAAATCGGCACCAAGTGTTTCTCCGTAAGCTAAGTTTAAGATGTCTGTATCTGTTAATAGTCTTGCAGACTCTGAACCGTCACCATCAAGGTTTGCTGGTATGGTAGCGCTTATAGTACCTCCAGAGGCAGAGTTATCTGCTGTTCCAAGCTCTCTGCTATATAAATTATTGTCAGTCCCATAAGTCACAAATGATGCTGAACAAACTCCATAATCTGCAGGAATTGCATCACCGTCTGGCATTGTACCACAAATTGTTTGATCCATTTGATCTATATTACCGTCATCATCACAAGCAGAAACCTGTATAAATAATGTATTCCAACCATCAATACCAGCACTCAAGTCAACATTTGGTGTGAAAGAATAGGTTGTTGTTCCCATACTTAAATTATTTACCAAAAGAAATGTTTCATTATTAGCATCTTCACCATCAACAGTTACTTGTATTTTTTGGTGGTGTGAGGTAGCTGCTGTTTCTGTTCCTAATGTCCAAGAAATTGTGATACTTGCATCCACCTCAAATGTTTGGCCATTTCTTGGTGCAGAAATATCTACAAATTTATTTCCATCTCCAATTATATCATCATCAAATCCATCATTATCATCATCAACTATCCAGTTTCCATTCATTTGACCTTTACCAGTATCAACTGATGTAATAACAAAGGTGTCATAAGTTTCTGGTAATAATAATCTATTTTTTGGTGCAGAACCTGCACCTGGAGATCCAGCTACTATTGTATTATTATCAAGACTGGCTCTTTTCATACCTTGTAAGACTGCGCCTAAATCACCTTTTGATCCAGACACAAACTCTGGGTTGTTTGATGGTAATATCGAAAATATATCACCCTGGTTCAAATAACCCCCTTTTGCATTAAATAAACAACCACCCCTTGCTAAAGCTGTAGAGAGAGATTGAGTATATATTGGGTCTACTTTAAACTTCATTTTTTTCTCCTATTATATGTCAGTTATTTTAAATATTCTTTTATTTTTTTGATCATAACCAATCCAAATATGTCTATCTTGGTTTGGATCTGGATCTTTTACTCTGATTAAGTCAGTAACTAAAGTTTCATTAAAAAACCCTTTTACAGCTCTACCAGCTCTCTTTACTACATTCCCAGGTTCAAATAAATCTATATTATAAACCATTGTACATTCTTCTGCAGATAATTTTTCGTCATTTGTTTGGGTATTTAAATGACCTATATATGGTATTTCTATCATCATATTTTAGGCATTACCCTCACTTTTGAATTTAACATTTGTACTTGATCCATTGCTCTGGATCTCGCAAGTTCTGATCTTGATTGGTTGTTGTCATTTTTCCATAATCTTGATTCAGCAAAATCTAAAACAATATTATGTAAAGGTTCTACTGTATCAAAACCTACTGTTGAATTTCTATTACCAATTATAATTTCTGTGTTACCAGTTACATCTGCTGCTGTTATAGATTTAGGTCTCATTCTGTAAAATACTCTTACCTTATGATACCCTATAGGAAACACCCTTAAACCTCCAAAAGTTACTGGAGTTTCAGAGTCAGATATACTTGTTTCAGATGTCCAATGAACAGCCATAGGATATTCTTTTGTTGGTTTAGAATAAGCATTGTCTATATATAAACTATAATCATTTGTATTTAAAATTGAGCAGGGAACAAATTGTTTTACCTCTGTATCTTGTCTTTCTACTCTTAAAACATCATCTAAATACCAATTTCCAGTCATAGCATTAGTTGTTGTGTAATCATCAAAAGCTACATTATCTACAAGCAAATTACTATCTATAAACATCCAGCATAAGTTCATACCCTCATTCAAGGCATCTAATTTTTCTGTTTGGCTAAATAAGCTATCTGAGCTTGCTTCATCGCATCTATGTCTTAAAGCCTGTATCATTTCTGTTGCTGTCATTTATACTCCAGTTAATAGAGGGAGCCGAAACTCCCTCTACATTTTTAATTAACTACTTATTATGCGTATGCCGAAGGGCCACCTACTATAGCGCCTTGCATTCTCGGATTAGTACAAGTTAATTGACCCATCCAGAAGATTTTAGCAATCATTGCATCTTTATCTTCTCTTTTCTTAAAGCCATCAAAAGCAAAGTTTCTTTTGCTATGTACTTTAAAGTCAAGGTAACGAGTATTTAACATAACCATCATTCCGTCTGGGCAATGAGAATCAACAACTACAGCTGCACCACGAAAAGCTAAGTTTTGGAAACCTGCATCAGCAAGTTCTTGATTGCCTGCAAATCGTTTATTAGCTTGTAATGCGCTTTCATATGCATCATAAATAACACCTGTAGTAACAATAATATCTGGCGAATCATTATCAATAGTTAAATGAGTATACATTTGAGTCATTTTTTTGATAATAAAAGCTGTACCATTTGATACAGCAACAAGGTCATCCCAAGTTGCAGCAGCTGTTATTGGATCGTGTCCAGTTGCAAATGAAGATATTGATGAATCCCACCAATTATCACCATCTGTTGTTGAGTTAATACCACCTAATGTTCTTTTGTAACCAATGATACAGTTATCTATATCACCAGGTGCGTGAAACATTGAGTCACTATTACCTGCAGCAAGATCAATTAATGCTGTATCATCATACACAGCATTAGCAACTGTTCCAGTACCAAGTAGTGATGTAAATTTACCACCAGAAGGTGCTGCATTTGCAAATAAAGTATCACCAAATAAATCTTTTAAAGATTTTTCAGCATTTTTTAATTTGCTTTTTAATAGACTTAATACCTGTGAATCACCCATATTTTTATGTTCTTCTTCACCAGATATAGTAATACCAGACCAAGCCTGGCACCAGTCCCATTCAGCTGCTGTTATGATGTCAGTATCAGTTGTTGATAAAGCATCATAGCCTGCATAAAACCCTTGAGATCCGTTTTTACCATATTCTATTGGTGTTATAATTTTCTTACCACCGTCTAACTTTTCAGCATTTTTAAGTAACTTAAAAGTTAAAACATTGGAGTTAAAAATATTATCAACCAGGACAGGTAAAAATTTATCACGAGTTAAAGCAGTTAAGTTATTATAATTTAAAGCCACTTATTTACTCCTATTCTGTTTACTCGAAATATTTGGCAATATCTGGATTATTTAAAGAAACATTCTTATAATCTTTAGCGATTGTAGAATTGGTTTTTTCTTTAGTAGCTCCAATTGTTTTTGTTTGAAAAACTTTGCCTTCATTTCGTTCTTTGTTTTTGTCCAGTTCTTTAGAGTGTTGTAGCTGTTCTTGGAGGTTGTCATAATTCCATAATTTAAAAGCCTCACCAAAATCTTTTATACCTTTATCAGACATAAATTGTAAGAATTTAACCTCTTGATCTTGATCTGGAAATGCACTTTTGTTTGATTCAACAAACTGATTAAACTGCACCTCTAATACATCAGTTCTTTTGTCAAGTTCCATAGCATTAACTCTTTCCTCTAAACTTTGTAGTTTTGGTTCTTGAGTCTCTGTATTTTCCTCTGATGATTCTACAGCTTCTTTTATAGCTTCAATACCATTAAGTCCAAATGAATTAATAGTATTTTTATCATCACCAAAATATTCTGATATATGGCTTCTAAAGTCTTCATCACTTTCAACTTTTTCCATAAATCTACCCCACTTTGCAATGTTCTGAGCCTTTTCGGTATTTGATTTTTGCCAGTCAGACATATTATTATAAGATTCTCTCCATTTATGAATTTCATCTATTTCAATATACCTGTCTTCTTCATTATCAAAAAGTCCGTAAGGATTTTGATCATTACTCTCCGTTACTTCTTGGTTACTTGATTCCTCACTTACAGTCTCAGAACCTTTCTCTTCTTGAGTCGGATTTGCATCTGCTACAACAGATGCTGCTTCTTCTTCCGAGATTTCAATCTCGTTATATGGATTAGGCATTTAGACACTCCTTTCGTAGTTGGTCTTATCTAATCAAATTTTTATCCCTTAAATACTAAAGAGCCACTTTGTTGCGCAAGGCCTTGTCTACCAGTTGAACCTTTGATGCTTCTATGAGATCTTGATTTAACTCCAAATCTACTGGTAATGTGGTATCTTGCTGCTGAATTACCCATCATTGATGCATCAGCAGAATAACCACCAGTATTTACAATTCTGGTTGTATCTGATACATATTCTGCGCCACCGTGTTGACCAGGTTTGTGTGGGCCTTTACTAATATATTTTCCAGAAGGTTTATTAACCTTTTGTTTCTTTTTATATTCTAAACTCATTTCTTTGCTACTCCTCTAATTAAATGCTTTTTTACCATCCCCTGTAATTTAGGGTCTTCTTGGTTCTTTGCAGAGTTAATACATTCTTGTGTTACTCCATCATAACCATTTGTTTTACACCATTGATTTAATGTTACTATTTTTCTATCTCTTAAACTCATTCTAAATCCATAAGTATTTCTTCTAACCTATCAAACCTGTCATCAAGCTGAGTTTCTATCTTTCCTACTGAAATTTTTAGATTAACAATGTTTTCTTCGTTATTCTTTACCCTTTTAATGGTGTTTGTTTGTTCTTTTTCAACAGAAATTATCTTTGTTTGAGTTGACCCTTGGGTAAAAATAAAAGTCCCTATTATAGTCATACCAGTTAAAATTGTTCCTAAAGATATTTTTTTATCTATCATTAAAAGAATGCTCTCTTCTTTCTTAATTGTCTTTGCACAACAGGTGCTTTTTTTGTTGTATCTTTAGTTGGTTTACTATCTTCTTTAGGTTTTTGGTCTTCTGATTTTTTATCTACTGATGGCATTTTGACCCCCTTCTTGTGGTACTTGTTCGTCTGGCGCATCCCCTTGACCATAACCCATAGCCTCTCTTATCCTTAATTTTGCATTCATAATCTCATCTGGATCAGTTGACTCTGATAATATTTGTTGGTCTTGTTGAGCAGCCTGCATTTGTTGTTGTTTTACCATTAATATTTCTTCAAGTATTTCTTTAGATATATCTTTTTGTGTCCATCTCCAGAATTGTTCTGGTGATAATAATCCCATTTGGAAGAAATCTAATGCCTGGTCAATCCTTGATGCTCTTGACTCTGGCATAGATGAGCCTGGTATATACTTATAGTCCATATCTGGATCTATTAAATATGGAGGTATTTGACTAAAATCAAACCCTGTTCCTGCCTCATTATATTTTCTAATGGTAATTGTATGTTCATAATTATTTCTTAACATTTGTAAAGTTTTTCTATAAATATCCACAACAGAGTCTGCACCAACTTCTCTCTCTTTTACTCTAATAATTTGTTGAGATGCTTCCTGTAATTGAGCAATAGCTCTACTTGCAGTAACTCCACTTGGGTTTCTACCTTGAGTAATATCGTGAACACCAGAAACCACATCTGTTATCTTCATTATTGATTCCATCATAGGTAGAGTTGAAGATGATATATTTCCAGCTGCCATACGATCAACTTTTTCGTGTGGGCCATTTGTATAGAAAATTTGACCAGGTTTATCACTTGGTCTATTTCCTACTGTTTTTGCCATAGATTTAGACATAACAAGAGCTGGATTACCGTGATATATTATATTATCTATACTTTGACTTAACAGTATTGCTGTACCTACAGCTAAAGTTTCCACTATTTCTGGTTCACCTTTACCCCAAAAATGATGTTGATCCTGGTAGTTTTGAAACATAACTAAAGGCATTTCTTGGTATGGTGATTCTGTTTTTTGTAATAAAACATTTCCACACCAGGTAGCTGTATGTAGTCTATCACCTTCAAAGTACCAAGCCTCTTTTAATAATGCTTGACCTCCTGCATAATCTACATCACCAGAATTACCTTCAATAGGTGATTGATTATGAGTATTATCTTCTAAACCTTTTGGTATACCATCATCTTCTTCTGTATTTCTAATAAAACTCCTATACTCATCCAATCTACCTTCTGATCTAACATATTTACCATTTTCGTAATCTTTTTTAATTTCATCAATATAGGTTGGTGTAGCAAAAATAACGCAAGTTGCATTCTCTAAACTGGTTGCTAATGGATCTACAAATACTGAATATATATCTGGAACACTATAATCTACGATTCCATCTTTATAACATACCTTAACAAAACCATTTCCGTATATTAATCCATCTCTTTTCATACCATTAATAGCTTTAATACACTTAGCTTTTTCCATCTCTGATTCAATAGCTTCTTGAGCTGTTCTTGCAGCCTCTACCTGTTCTTCTTTTTTAGGCATAATGTCTACTTTTGGGAATCTATCTGTTAATATAGCATAGATAGTTTCTACAATAGAGTGGATAGTGTTAGCAACTACTCTTGATTTATATTTAGGTAATTTAAATGGTTTTAAAAATTCACCATTATATAATTCCTCATTCCTTCTCCACCTATTAACTTTATGTTGTTTAGATTTCTTGAAGGCATCAAACTTGTTTTCTAATTTTTTTACAAATTTCCTATCTGATTCATCTGGTGAATAGCCAGCTTGATCCTTAATAGGTATATCTGTATCTATGTCATAGTCTTTAATCGCCAAAATTATAGCTCCAATCGTTATCTTTTGGTTCTTCCATTAATTTTTCAATATCAAGCTGAAGTTTAGGTTTCTTTTGTACTGGTATAGTTGGTACCTGGATATGTGATAATGCATATCTACAGGCATCCACACTATGATCTTCTAATGTTGTATCTATATCCTCTGGATGTTTTTCATCCCTTACCATCATTGGTATTGTCCTTATAAGGTTTGGACAGGTATCTTTTATCACATAAAAGTTAGGTTTAGACTTATCATTAAAATGCATTAATTGAGCCATATTCCTCCATCCATTCACCCTGTTATTATTAGCAGGTACCATATTATTACAGTATTGTTCAAGAACATTTGCTATTGATTTATCTGTAAACATAGCAGTTGCTGGATTATTCCAGGACATTGGATTCCTGGCCCACATACTTGGATCTCCTAAAGTCATATCTATCTCTTCACCTTTAGATAATTCAAACACCTCTTTACCCCATTCTGCTGGATGTTTCTCTGTTCCATATAATTCCCTATAAAAGAACACCTTATTGTCGTGTGTAACTTCACACCATAAAGCACAAAACGGTGCAGCATAACCCCAGTCAATCCCAATGAATTTTCTATTGTATGCTTTTCCATATCCAATATCTCTTGCCTCGTGATCAGTTATTGTATGAACATCTGGATGCCATTGAACAAAGTATTGACCTGCAAACACATCCCAATCACCTTTTCGCCAGGCTGAACGGAGTGGTTCTGGTAAACTATCCAGGAATCTCACATAATCTGGGTCTGTACTGATAAGAGTAGGATTATCATCTATGGTTGCAGGTATAAATATTCTGTATCTATTAGATACCTT